CCTACCAAGCTAAGTGCAGCATAATCAGCAGCAAAAGTTGTGCTTGTGGTAATTATTCTAGCTGTTGTATTTGACGAGCCTGAAATGTGTAACTTCTCACTAGGCGAATCAGTTCCTATACCTACGTTGCCTGTAGGTACTGTAACATCACCAGTAGTTTTGGCTTTTACAACATTAGTATTTCCATAATCAATATTGAAAGTAAAACTACTAGAGCCATCCCAGTTGTCTTGCCATAACTTCCAATAATTACCAGATGTATCTGATTGGTTTTCAAGTGCAATAGAAACATCACCATTATCTTTTATGTGTAAATCTTCTGCTGGCGAAGAAGTTCCTATACCAACTCGTCCTGAACTATCTATTCTCATTCTTTCAGAATTATCTATATCAACACTAAAGAAACTTATTCCTTCAGCTTGATTAGGGTCAATATCAATCGTGACACTACCATTTTCACCACCAATAGTTGCAAATCTACTTGTTGCATTACTGTCTATTAATTTGATGCTTGGTACTGGTGAGGTTAGTTCTATTTGACTTCCTGAAGTTGCTGACACAATATCCAACTTAGCACTTGGCGAAGTAGTTCCGATACCGACATTGCCTGAACTGTCTATTCGCATGGCTTCAGATGAGCTATTTACAGCAAAAGATAATGCCATGCCTGTATCTGCTTGTATTTGCGAATATTGATTACCATTAGCGAAGTTAGGATTTATAACTAACGCTTTACTAGAACGTGTAAATCTTACAGCAGATCCATCTACATCTAATTTGAAAGCTGGCGAACTTGTTCCTATGCCGAGGTTCTGTCCTGTGTTTATATAATTATCGCCACTCGTTCTAAGTCTTACTTTTGCTGTGCCTGATTGTGATAATCTAAATTCAGGTGCAGAAGATTCAACATGAAGGTTAGCTGCTGGCGAAGTAGTTCCGATGCCTAGACCGACATCAGTTAGTCGCATACGTTCTGTTGTGTCTTGTTTGAATATATGGTCTCTACTTGCTGCTGCTGTGGTATATGTTAAATGACTACTGTTTGCAGAAATACTTGCAGAAGTGCTAGTGTCACTATCAGTAAAAGTAATTTTTGGCACATCGTCTGTTATGGTTATATTGTTACTTGCAATAGTGCTTGAAGCTGTGATTGCACCAGTAACACTTATACCTGATGAGGTTGTTCTTAATTTTTCATTATCTGTATGATAAATTCTTGCAACATTAGAAGAGCCTCGAAAGTATTTATTACCACCAAGAGTTTGAATCTCAACACTTGCACCTCTTATTAATAGGTTGCCTGTACCTGTATCGTCTATGTATGAGTTAGAACCATCGTGGTAGATTTGTAAATCATTACCAGCACCTAGTCTGATTCTGTCGTTGTCGCCAAAGTCAAGACCATGCGAGATTTCAAAATTGTCGTCAGTTGCGTTCCAAAGTAAAGTCGCATCGGTAGAAGCATCAACCGCATCTTGTATGGTTATACCAGCACCATCGGCATTAGCTGAACTGTCACTGCTGGCATAGTTCAAGACTATGTTTTTGTCGCTGATCTGTGTGTTGGTGCTATCCAACCATGTGGTTGTGCCTGTGACTGTTAAGTTGCCTGAAACAACGACATTGCCTGTAAAGGTTGGTGATTCTTCAAAGCTCGATGTAAGAACACCTGTAGAAGAGTTGTATGATAGTGCATTACCAGATACAGAGATCGCTGCTCTTGCTCTTGCGTCTGTAAAGTAGAGGTTTGTGCCTTCTGTAAGGTTAGCTGTGTCTTTGGTAGCTAGTCTAGTATCGAATCGTGCATCTGTGTAATAGAGGTTTGTGCCTTCTGTAACATTGCTGGTTGTGATTGAAAGGTTGCCTGAAGCATCTAAAAAAGCAGCCTTGCTTGAGGGTTGTGTGCAAAATACTGACTTGATGCCTGCGGAAAAGTTTACCTTAGATCCTGAATTTGATGATGTAAGTACTGTGTCTCTTGCTAATTGATCTGGTGCTGTAAATGTGCCTAAACCAACTTCGTATTCACCTGTACCATCGAGAAAAATACAATAATAAGTAGTGTTACCAGTGCCAATACCTGCATTGAAGGTTCTAAATCCTGTGATTGCACCACCAAGTGTAAACGTACCTGTACCTGTGGTTGTGGCGCTTTCTTTTACTCTATCTGCTATGATTAATGCCATTAGCCTAATGTTCCTTCAGTGTGGTGGTATTCCACGTTATAAGTTAGTGTACCAACTCCGATAGTCTGATCACCTTCTCCATTATATGTTATTTCTTGCGTAGTTAAGAAGCTATCTTTGGCTAAATTATTGATTAATCTATCCGTAAACATCTTTTCTTTAACTTCTTTTAAGATTTTATCCAAGACAAAATCGTAGTTCCTGTCTTTGACATATACTTCGATAATTAAATCTAAGTTTTTTTGTATGCTGCGTGGCGCACTCATTGTCAGTGGTTCTGAGCTTTCTGACCTTGTGTAGATACACAAGCAAGGTAATTTGGTTTCTTCTATGTTATAGATGCGTGACTGGAAAACATTACTACCAGTGGTGTTTAAGTTTGTAAGTGTTGTACCAATTCTTTCTCTGATTTGTTGTCGGAAATGTGCCATAACAACATTCTAAACTATTTGCCTTGCCCTTTGTATCGCTTCCAAGACCTGCGCTTATGTTTGTTAAGGGTTGAGCTACCGAAGTTTTTGCGACCTTGTGAAGTTTTTTTGCCATTGACACCTGCTGACGGCTCATGCCCTTTGCTAAATTGTGCTTTAGTTTTTTTTGGCATTAGTCGTCTTTAGATTGTGAAGCACCAAAATAAAAAGAAATGACTGCACTAGCCAAACCCCCTAAATAACCAAGCACTAGGTTAATCAAAGCTTCGCTGTTTTGTTCTGGTGGTTGTATTGTGACTAAGAAGATGTAGCCCATGAAACCGCCTATAACGATCAAACCCAAGAATTTAGAAGTCCAGTCTTTAGCAAAAGTCTTTCTGGCATCTTGTGTGTCTTGGGTTTCAAGCTTAAATACATCAACTTCTAGTTCTTTCATTTTTACTTCAAAGTCTTTTTCTACCTTCTTAAGTTCGAGTAGCTGTTCTGGTGAGGCTGCCTGTATAGCTTTTTCAACAGATTTTTGATTGTTGGGTACACCTAGTTTCTCGGCTATCATGCTGACGGCTGCGCCACCCAAAGGTGAGCCTAGAGCCGTACCTAATGCTGGTGCTATGGTGCTTAGTATATTTTTTAACATTATTGTTCCTGTAATATTAGTACTGTCATGCCTGTGCCATCTGGCTGGATGTTAACGATGTTATAAGTCACAGCATCGATAACTATCGTGTCTGAAGTATCAATACCTGTCACATCAGTTGATCTACAAGTCACGACTGGTTGTGTGCCATCGACATCTACAGATTCGCCTGCGATAGCAAAATATTCTTTGTTAAGTATGACAGATATGCTTGTGGTTGTGCTATCTATCGTAACACTTGCTGATGTGCCATGCGTGTCAGTATCAAAGAAATTTAGCAAATCTTGTGCTGTTTCTAGTGGCATTATTCTTCTCTTTCTGTAACTTCTTTGATTGCTCTGTCGGCTTTCTTAGTTTTAGCCTTTGTCTTGCTTTGCAACTCACAACCCAATGGTTGTAAAATTTTTTCAAAATCTCTTTCAGTACAATCTATTACATCGCCTGCCTCATATTTGTTTGAATTGTAGTAGACAGTTTTAGTTGCTAATGCCTTCATTTTTTATCCTTCTTTCCTCTGGGTTTATATATATTACCGAAGCTGACGTTCTCCCAGTGTGCAAGATCTTTCTTTGCAATATCCATTGTGTCGCCTGCATCGTATCTCTTACCGCCATAGTAGTAAGTTTCATTGAAAACGAATTTGATTTTTGTATCACTCATAATTTTATTATACATAAAAAAAGGGCTACCGAAGTAGCCCTAACTTAATTAAAAAAATTATTAAGTAACAATATCTTTAATTACTGAGAAGCTATCATCATGTCTAAGAGCTACGTCAAAGTCTTGGAAGAAAGCTAATCTTGTAGTACCTGCGTTTGAACCTGTATAAGGATCAACAATTACGTCAACTCCACTGTAAAAGCCAAGCATTAGCTGTGAGAAGTCACCAAAGATTAAAGCAGATAGGTTGCTACCTGAGCCTTTTGTAAGGTCGCTAGGCACTAATGTGCTTGATAGATAGTCATAACCTAAGATTCTGTTATCTTCACCAAGAATGAAGTTACCTTCAACACCTGATGCTTGCTTACCAATAGTTCTCAAGTTTGCTGTAACTTTAGGATTACCAACAAACTTAACAGAAGCATCGTTAAGGATTGCATTATCAACCTCTACAGCTTCAACCATGTCTACACACTTAGCGTAAGTGACAGCACCACCATTTGTACCAATAGCAACGACATTACCTGTTGAAGAAGCTATGATACCTGATGGTTCGTTTGAACCGCCACCTTCAAGTGCTACTTCGTCAATCTTTCTAGCGAAAGAGTTAATAACGTCTTGTCTAAGTACAGCTTCTATTGATGGATCAGATTGCATCATTAGCTTTCTTGAAATATCAAGCTGTGCAGCCAATGTCTTAGGAGACATTGTGACTTGTGCGAAAGTTGCGTTACCTTCTGATGGTGCAGAATCTTCAGCAACAAATGAAACATTAGATGTTTCTGCTGACATTTTTGGTATAGCAACATCGCCTTTCAATCCTTGTAGGATTCTAGCGCCTGCTTGTCCAACTACTAATCTAGCTTTCAGAGCTTCGATGAACTCGTCACCAAGATGGTCTGTAGGCTTAAGGAATCCACCGACATTGTTAGTACCAACTGTTTGATTGGTTCTGAAACTAATGTTTGATGGCATATAAAATCCTCTAGCTGCTTTACCAGTTTTAGCTGCGATTTCATCAGATACCTCTTTTTCTAGTCCTGATAGTTTGCCTTGAGCAGATTCAGCTACAGCTTTTAGTAAGCTGTAATCTCTTTGCTCAGTTTCGTTCATTTCCACATTTGATGGTAAATCAAGTGGCTTATCGTTTGCGATTGTCTCTAAAAGTGTTCCTCTAAATTGTGCAAGAGAAGCGCCATTTGCTATAGCTTCATTTGCTAAGTCTCTCTTGTTGTGCTGAACACCAAGATCGATAATAGCTTTTGCTTCTTTAGCAAAGTCTCTCTTCATTTCTTCAGGGTTAACTTCTGGAGTTTTTGTCTCTTCGACTTTATTTTCCATTTTTCTTTCCTGTTTAGAATTTGGGTTAATCTCAATTTGTGCCTTTTTCTCCTTAGATCTAGCGAAACCGACTAGCCTGCTTTGATCTGCTGGAATGGATACAGCACTTACTTCCAGAGGCGACCAAGAATTTACTCTATAAATGGGAACACCATCTTTCTCTTCTTCCTCTTTTTGCATACTATTGACTTGGTAGCCAACAGATATGTTCTGTCTAATTCCATCAAGCACATCCCTATAAACTTCATCTGCTTGTTGGTTTTTACTAAATCTTACTTTAGCAACTGTTCTTTTATTCTCTGCGTCTATGCCAAACTCCTCGACAACACCGATTTGTTTTGTAGCATCGTGGTCTAGTAGAAGTGGGCTTCTGCCTTGTGCCATAAATTCCATATCGATCTCTTCTTCGTTATGTCCAAGCACTTCCATACCAAACCTTCTTTCGACTGGTTCTTCACTAGAAACACCAATCATAATTGTTCTGTTTTCTTCATCTATTTTGTTTCTGTCAAATTGGAAAGCTCTTTGCAAATTGTTATCTTCATAGAACCTTGCTACATTATCTTCTCCAACCCCTCTTTCTTCTTCCATCTCTTCTTCGTCCATCTCTTCTTCATCCATTCTAATTGGATTGATTTTTGTTAGTGTTGAGAATTTATGACCAACTCTAGTGTCTGAAGGCTCGCCACCTCTGTAGACTTGTATCAAGGCAGCAGGATCATCTGCTGTGCCTGTCACTGTAAAATCGCTGTCTGGTATGTTTATTGTGCCATCCCTTTCGATTCTTTCTATTTTTCCTCTAGCTCTGCCACCTGACGTGTTCCAAGAAACAAAATCACCAACTTTCAAAGCGTCTGGTGCTGCTCTTTCTTCTTCGTCATCTTTGTAGCCGTTTTCTTCGACCTCTGCTTCTGGCATACTTTTGCCAAACTCTATGATGTAAGAATCCTCAGTTTCACGAATGTTTTGTATGTGTCTTTTGTCGTTTTTACTCATATTACTTGCCATTCTACCATCATCTTCCTTTTTAAGTCTATCTACAATCGCTTTTGACCATGTAAAACCTGCATCGCCACCCCATAAAGCCCATGCTATGCGACCATTAGAGGGAAAACCATCCTCATCTGGGGTAAATCCCTCGCCCTGTTTGTCTACTTCGTGCCGAGAAAAGAAGGAATACATCCTTTTAACTGTCGATTCAGATAGATTTTTACCACTAACTATGTCTCTAGCTCGAGCTATACCTACTGCTGTACCGCCTCTGCCATGCTCTCTGCGCCAGTCTAAGCCCTTCTGAGCTTCTGTTTTCATGCCTTTTGTGGGGGTATAACTAGCCATTTTTCTTTTTTTTGCCGAATATTTTTTGCCAATTCTTGTCAAATTGGTCTTGTTTGATGTTTTTAGGTCTCTGTTTGCTGCCCTTGCTCATCTTCGTCCTCTGCTTTTTGTATTTCAGCGTCTAGTGGCATTTTTTGTGCGCCAAATGGCTGATATGCAGTCTTGATACCATATTGTTTAGCAAGATCTTCTTCTCGTTGATGTTGTTCAAATAATTCCTCAACATCACGACCATAATTAGCCTGTATGTCTTGCATAGTTACAACACCTGCATTTAAACCATCAACATTTGCTTTGACTTCCTTAACAGGATCGATCCAACCCCATGATCTGCTGTTGTACTCAACATTGTCAGCAAATTTACTGTATTTATCGGGTGGTAAGGAGAAACCATCTTTGAATGACATGGTTTGTAACAACCATTTCTCGAAGACTGGCATTATGAAGTGATCAATCATAAATCTTTGTAAGATCCTGTAATTGTCTCGTTCTTCTAGTGTGCCTTGTCTGATAGATGAGTAGTTGACACCCTCTAAATTGTTAGCAAGTGAGACATAAGAAACACCTAGACCTGAAGCTATGCCTCGCAAAATAGATTTGTGGAAGCTGTCAAAACCTGATGTTGGGTGTTGTGGATCAAAAGACTGGAAGCCCATCCCTTCTGGCAATTGCTCGAATGTGCCTGCTTCTGCGTTCATTACAGGTGTGTAATCATCGTCTGTGTCCTCACCAACAAAGGCATCACCAGCAGGTGAAGTAAAGAAGCCCATTTTAGAAGCTGCTACTCTGGCTGCGACAAGCTCTGCTTCCTCATAGCCGTCTAGCATTTTAAGTCTGTTGAGTGCTGTAGTCATGAAGGGCAAGCCTCTGGTTTGTTCTGGTCTGTCTAGTTGATAGGCATGAAGCATATCTTCGGCTGGCACTTCTATGTGTGTTCTATCGTGTCTGCTGAACTGTTTGTTGTGTGGATGTTCTTTAAATAGATAATAACTCAAGGGTTTCTTGTGTTTATCTAACTTTACACCCATGATAATTTCTTGACCATTCTTGAGTGTTTTGTTTTCTTCCTCGTCTAAGTAATCAGCATCTAAAAACTGTATGCGGTAAGGATCGAGTGGGTTGTTAGAAGTAATATGTCTGACAAGGACTTCACCATCTCTAGCTAAAGTCTCAATAAATAATTTTTGAGCATCTAAGAATGAAAGTTTGCCATCGATGGTGCAGTTGCCCTTCTTCCCCCACTTAGCCCATTCGCTTTCTAACACACTGTTGCCAATAATGTCTAAGCTGTTGTCTGCGTTGCGTGCTTTAGATTGTAGTCTAATGCCGTTTTGTCCGACTACGTTTGTGACTAAAAGCTGTAAATATCTTTTTGCATAGTCGTTGTTTCTAGCCTGTTCACGACATCGATCTCGAATCTTCCTAAGATTAAATCTAATATTGCTGTCTGCATTACTAGAGCCACTTACCCAATCTGCAAACAAGTTGCCTGATTGTGCTGCTTTATAGTGTCGTGCTTTTTTTGTAGTTTTTTTACGTTGCTTAAAGAGTTTGTCGAAGATAGCCATGTTTAAAATCTCGCTTTTATGGTATTTCCTGTATCTTGTTTGTTTTTTATGCGTTTCAGTTTTATTTCTTTGTTGTATTCTGCTCTATATCTATCACGAAACCTAAACAGATCATCAACAGACATTCTTGACAACGATCTTCCTGCTATTGAGTAAGACATCTGATCTTGTGAGGCACGATTTTCTAAAACAGCTTGTATATTGTCTAAACAGATCTTGGCATGGCTTCTGTTGTCTGCATTTGTGTTTGCAAAGTTCAGCTCTAGCTTTGTGTGTCCCTCATCGACAGCAAACCTTTCTGAATCTGCACTTCTTGTGATAAAAGCATACCAGTTGTACTCACCTGCTGTCTTGCTAGCTGTTGTCGAGCTGCCAACCTCAACTAAATAGTTATCAGTTGTTTCTGTAGCTGTAATTGTAAACTTGTGTGAACCGCCACCGCCACTATCTTCGTGAAATTCATAAGTCAAAGCATAAGTGCCTGTAGGGTAGTCAGTAACAAGGTCTGGTCTTTGCCACACCCAACGATCACCGACCACTAATGTGTCTGGTTCTTGATTTGGATAGTTGTCTCTATCAAATAAATTAGCCATGTGAAATACTTTAACCTAAATTATAGCTATTCTTTCCATGAATTAGCAAAGTTTGATGGCTTTCTTCTATACAATCTTCTTCTTTGTTGAATTATTGTTGGTTTTTCTCTGACATTTGGCTGTATTTCTGCTTTTTGCTCACGTTTTGCTAGTTTTTCGAAGCTTGGTTGTAGTATGTTGACTGCTGCTAGAGCATAAACGAAGGTATCTAGCGCCTCATTACGCTTTCTAGTTTGCTTCCAGACCAGTGTTGTTTTGCCTTTGTAGATCTTTGGCACTCTTCTTTCTGCGGTTAATTGTCTAAAATATTCGTCATCTAGTGTATTAGGGAAGTGTATTAAGTTGGTTTTTTTGTCAGTTAGGCGAGCATGGATAAACTCTTTAGCTGTATCACCACCAACAGTAAATAGTGCTGTTTTTCTACTGCCGACAAACTGCGGTTTCGACACTATTGGCTTGCCTGCTACTGATGCACCTTTAATAGCAAAAATTCTTCTAGCGTTTTTACCTCTAGCATAGGCATAGACTTGATCTGTCATGTGTCCGCTATCGATACAAGTAGCAGATATACTTAATCTTCTGCCATCTTCAGTCATGTAAGAGTTGCGCAAAAACTCATCTAACTCTTGCCAGACTTCTTGGGTAGCAGGATTGCCCCAAATGATCTTGTATTCTGTCACCCATGCTTCTAGGTTGTCAGCCCAACCTATGACCTGTACTTCTAATCTGTCTGTTTGCAAATCAACACCTGCTGTTAGCGTAAGCACTTCTTGTGGGATAGCTTCGTGATTATATTGTTCGCACTTCTCTTGCAAGACATCTGAATCTATCTCTTCGCCCTGATCCATGTTCCACGTCTCACCTAATGTTGTGTTAACGAATGTCTGTAATAGTTCTGGTGACTTTTTAGCTTCAAGAAAATCCTCAACTAGCTCAACCCATGTTCTGAAAGGTGAATATAGTTCTGAGATATGGAAGCCTACTCTTTTTGATTCTGCTTGGGCTTCCCATTCGCCATTGTGTAGCATCCATTGTTTTTTACTTTCAGGTATTATTGCAGCACAATGCTTACATGATAGCGAAGCTGATTCAGGT